TTAAATGACACTGCTAAAATAGTAAAACATTTTATACTACCAAACTATTTCCAAACTTTTTTTTGAAATGTTTAAAAAAAAGGCAGACATGACATCTGCCCTTTGATGGTTTTTCAGTCATCTTTTATCCCTGAAAGTAGTGCTGTCACTAAGAATCCTGCCACTACACCACTCATGAAAATTAAGTACATCATATGTTGTCGTATTTGTTTCCAATTGCTGTCAGCACCTCAGTTTTCAATCTCAGGATGCTTTCCCTTTTAAACATCACCCTATTGCCCTCCCTGATCCAGTCTACATCTCTGACCAGGTGACTGTTTGCATCATGTCTAGGATCTAAGTCTTTTACCATCCTGACCTGAATCCATGTCCGCTGTCTGTTGATTAAACTCATGGCCTCTTTCATAGTGATCAGATCACTGGTCACTGGCACTGCCTGGCTGTTTTTCAGCCACTCAATGTTGTCATTGAATCTTTTGATTTCTTTCAGTTGTTCTGTAGTCATAGAATAAAGTTGAAAAAAGCTAACAAAAACTAAATATTGTTAGTATATTGTGGCAAATCATGCTCAAATTTAAACTTTGTTTGGTTATTTCCAAACATAGTATGCAAAATTTAATTCTATGCATCAGAATGAACTTTTGAATAAAGCTGTGCAGTATTTATACGGAAAGGGAATCATCACAAAGGACAAAGACATTGCAGACAAAATGGGCTATAATAAAGCCACTGTCAGCAGCTACCTTAGTGGAAATGCAAAAGCCTCCTCAGAATTTGAAAAGAATTTTGAGAAAGCCTTTGCCATAAAACTTAAAGAATTTGCAACTGGTGGCAAACAGGAAACTATTGAAAAACCTGATGCCATTCAAATACTCACTGAATCAATATTGCAGATTAAAGCTGAGATCCAAACTAATCGGCAGATGATGATTGAGACTTTGGCTGCTGTTTCAGATCGTTCTGTGATGGATGTTCAGCTGATGGCTGAAAAACTTTTGCAGCATAATCTAGCAAAGATCTTACACGAATTGAAACAGGGATAGTTTTTTTGTTTTTCCGTTTCTCACTTTTCATAGGGCAAAAAATTAATACTGCCCCAAACGCTTTTTATTTTACATTATTTCATGTTTAAACATGCATCAAAGCTGATGCCTGGTGTTTTATTTTATCCCCTGTCAGATGGTAGTAAACTTTAACAGTATTGGCATTCACACCCAGTAGTGCTGCTGTGGTACTTTCAGGCAAACCATTTGCTGCACACATGTAACCAAATGAATGCCTGCCACTGTGTGTGCTGATCTCTTTGTCAATGCCAGCCATAGATGCCAGGCTTTTTAACATGACATTGCATTTCTGATTGCTCAGTGGCCTGGGTAAATCTTTTATATATACAATAATTTTTGAAAGTGTTTTGCCAATAGGCAGCACCACATGTGTTTTGTTTTTCAATGCCCTCAGCTTTACATGCCCATCCTCAACATTGCTCATACTGAATCTGCCCCAGTCAGAATGCCTCAGGCCAGTGTAGCACCCCAGTAAAAAATAGCACAGTGTTGCATGCATTGATTTGCTCATTGGTTTGTCCAGCAGATCCACCATCAGTTTCAATTCATGATCCACCAGGTACAGCCTATCTGTCTGCTGATACTTTGGTTTAATGTATTGATCAAATGGATCATCATGGATGATCTTTTCTTTCCTGGCCTGGGTAATGATCCTGCTGACATATTTGATTGTGGTGTGGATGGTGTTGGGTGCTAGTGGCTTTTTTCTGCACCAGGTTTCAAATTTTCTTAGCCATTCAACTGTCACATCACTGATCAATAATTGCTCACCACCATAGTCTATGATCCTGTTCAATTTGGTCTGATCCCATTTGACCTCTTTTGCATATTGTTTGAATGACCTGGCCACTGTCACCTGGCCTTTGATGATCCTCTTTGACAGCTGCACACCCTGGATGCTGTTGTTGATTAGATCCCTTTCAATTTCGGCTATCTTTCGCCTGATGGACACATTGATCAGCTTTGCATTTTCATGCCTGTAAACAGCTTTATTTTCATCATCCCACTGGTCTTTGTGTACCCTGTGTGATGTATTTATGTAGGTGACTTTCCTATCAACAGTGACAGCAATCTTAATTGATGCCATGCCTTTCTCATTGATTTTATGTTTCAGGATCACTGGCCTGATGGTGAACTTTTGCATAGTGGGTAAAACAGTGGGTAAAACAAAAGGACAAACAAATGAACTAATAAAGGATAAAAATAGATAAAAATAGCATAGCATGCAAATGCAGTCCAGTGGCTGGAATGCAGGCTGGACATAAAAAAACCACTGATTTACAGTGGCTTAGTTTTTGCTTTCTGTGGAGCTGGTGGGATTTGCTATGTCTATGACATTCAATATCTTAGATGCATGGGTAAAACGTACAGACAAACATCTGATCAAAATTTGACATTTGCCAGGTCTTTGCCCAGCTTTGCTGCACACTTTTGCATCTGCTTTTTTTCCTGATCACTAAAATCAATGGGCTGTTTGTTTCCATCAAAGCCCCTCAATTTATGGTAATAGTTTGTGATCCCAGTGCAATACCTGGTGAAAAACTGCTTTGCAGGTACTATCTTAAAAAATTCATCTCTAGTCATATTGTGCATGTCTTATAGGAATCAACATCAAATGTCTCACTTTTTGGTAACTTTTTAGGCTTTGATCTTACTTTTTTTGATGGCTCATATCCTTTCACCCTGCAATAGACATCAACATCTGTGTAGGTGATGCCCAGGATCTGTGACATCCTTTGCACTGGCTCATACTTGTAACTCTCATCAATGTACTGTTTTTCCGCAATGGATAGCGTTTTGCTGGTTTTGCCTTTTGGCATCTCGGCCAGCCTGATAAATTCGGCCATAGTTTATTGGTTTTCGTTATAGGTTTGATTGTAGTATTGTTCTGCAAATTCCTGCTTTTTAAATTCCACAACAATATGGTCAAAGCCATCTTTGTGTGCTTTGATTAGTTGGTCTTTTTCCATTTCAAGTGCCTGTCTAAATACACCTGATGGCAAAGTCTCTCCCCGTTCAATGTATTGTTGTTTCAACCATTCTACTGCTGTTTTCATGGCTGACTATTTGCAGAAAGGATCTTGAAGTAAAGACAATAGGTAAAATGCAGCTGATAGGGCAATGACTGCCTGGATGGTTTTGCTTTGTAGGTTTTTCATAGTTTGTAGGTTTAGAACACAAAGATAGTAAACTATGTTATACTGCCAAATTTATTTTAACGGTAACGTATAAACGTAAAAAAGCCCACCATAAAAATGGCAGGCCGTATTTAACCGAACTATGAAAACAACTAAATTTTTTCCTCTCTGAATATCTGTTCTATATGTTTGGGCAGCACAGTGTAGTCATTTTTAAAATGGCTAGGCATCACCTCCATCAGCCTTTTATTGTTGTATGGGCTGTTGTTTGACTTGCACCATCTTTTGCTGATCATCATCCAATTGTAGAAATAGATGTATGTGTTTGCCTTTTTGATGTATTGCTTTTTGTCAATGGGTAGCTTAAATTTATTGATCAAAGACACTGATCTGATCTCATTGTCCAGTTCTAAATCTCTGCACAGTCCTAGATGGTGTGATAAGTTTCTGACCTTCTTACCCTCTAGCATAGCATTGAATCTGTCATATGCCCCCGCATTCATGGCATTTGTCCAGGCTGTACATTGTTCAGCCCATTGTGTAAAGTGTGCAAATTCATGCACCAGGATCTCAAAGGAATCAGGTCTGTTCATGGCACATGCCAACACAGGCACAGATTCATCAAAATATCCTGAACATCTGTTTGTGGCATCTAGTTTCAGATACTTTGTATTCTTTAGCTTGCACTGGACATTGAATGTCTTGCAGGTATTTTTGACATGTTCAACAAAGTCCATAATTAAATATCTTTTAGCAGTAACTCATCAGGCCTGTCAATCTCAGGAATCACCACCCTTTGCCCACCTCTTACAGTGGCCAGCAGTCTTTTCAATTGGCTCTCTACAGAATGCACATCCTCTAGTTTTTGCACTAGCCAGGATTCCTGATCCATGACTGGCATTTTGTTAAATCCTTTAGGCATTTTCATATTCAAATTGTATTAGTAGATCAATGTAGTGTTTGGCTTTTTTCAGATCCTCAACTCCATTCTTTTCCCTGTGTCTTAGTACATACTTTATGATGTTGCCCTCAATGAATGGAACATTGTTTTTATGTATGAACTCAGTAGGCTGGATCTTGTATTTTGCATAGTGGCCACCTCCCACCTGGATAGTGGATGCCTTTACCACCTCAATGTTGAATTCATCTGCTTTCATGTTAGTCAATTTTATTTCCGTTATATACCACCCCATTGTACATGCACATCCCATCAACCACCTGGTGTGTCTGTGCGAAAAAGAAAATGTCTTTGTTTACTTTGTAGAAATGCACTGTGGCAAATCCATGTTGCCAGTCAGGTATCTTTCCTGTAGGGAAATATTCTACTTCTGTCCTTACCCTGCCACATCCTATTTCCATCCATGCATAGGGATTGTTTCTGTTGGTGATGGGTTTGTAGTTTAGTCTATGACTGTGGCCTGATGCACCACTGCCCATGTACTCATAGATGTTTTTCTCACCTGCATTCTTTGCCAGGCTCAATCCATGCACACCAGTGAAAATGTCAAACCAGTTTATGAAGTCTTTGCCATCCCACTCAATGCCGTATTCAGCAAATGATAGGATGTTTTGCAGTTCTGTTGATTTGTATTCTTTGAATAGAACAGCCAGTCTAGCCAATTGGCTTTTGCTGTTCATGTGTGGCTTTGTGATCCTCTCATCATGATTGCCTGGTATAAATCTGATCTTTGCATCAGTGGACAATCTTAAAGGTTTCAGGATCTGTTCTTTGGTATATTCTACCTCTTTGATTTCGCTGTAGCCAGCCAGGATGCCATCATCAAATAGTTTCTTTTCGTGTCTTGAAACATAGGGCAGATCCATCAGATCACCCAGCATTGCCACCTCATCAAAATGGTTTGATTGCAGCACCTTATTGATGCACCTCTGTACATTCAAATCAGTCAGCCATCCATGCTCATCTGATTTGAGTAAGACTGAATAAATCTTTTTGTCAGTTAGTTTCTTTTGCTGCCACCAATTGTACTCGGTTTCAGACAGCCTAGGTCTGTTGTTTTTCAATGATAGGGATCAATAGTTTTCCAGCCGTTTCTAAATCAACACAAAGCCATTTTTGTCTACCTTCCCAGCAGCATGTAGGCTTTTCAATTCATATATAGATTTCCCAAAGGTTTTTTGAAAATGTGGTGCATCCACAAATTTCCAGTCACCACCCCACTCAAATCCAAATCTCTTAAAGATCTGCACTACCTCCATCCAGTCTGCTTTGCCATCCCCATCAAAATCTGATTTCAGATCCCAGGCAGCAGTTTCAAAAGTTCCGTTTTTATCTTTGTCCAGGATCAACACAATATCTATGGCCAGGCCATAGTTGTGATATGACTGCCCACCTTTGGCATTTGTTACCACTTTACCAGGCTTTGATCTGCCCTGGGCAAATAGTGCATCCTGTTCAGCAAAAGTCCTTAAAGTGTACGCAAAACGGCAAATGGCAGCACCTGTCAGTGATGCCACTATCTCATCATAAAGTTCTAGTGCCTCATCCCTCAATTTTGGGTGCAGCAGCTGAATCCTCTCCAGTGTCTTTTGATCTTTCATTGTTCTTAAATTTTTCAAATGCAGTTACTCCAAACACAGCAGCTGAATACAGTAGGAATCCCTCAAATACAAACTGCTTTGTATTAGGCAGGTAGCCCATCACAATAGCATTGATGAAAGCAGTGATGCCAGCAAACCGCTTGCTACTCACCAGCCCATCATCCGATAGTAAGTTTTTTAAGAATTTCATATATCCGTTTCCTGGATATATATAGCACCAGGCCAGCTATTATCACAATGATCCAAAACCAG